CAGCAGGAGCATAAGCGCAGTTAAAGATTCGGTTTGGAGAAACCTCAATTGGCTTTCCTCCGAATTGCATGCTTCGCATCGATGGAAGAACTTTTTTATCATGAACAAACTCATAGGCCTCCATGATCTCGTTTTCCAATTGGGGAAACTTTTTAATGTGCATCTGTTTGTTGCGAGTTACCAACTCGTCCCAATTTTCTCGTCGCTCTTTATCTTCGAGATAACGAGCATACTTCATGTGGACGGTTATGTCCGATAAGATCTTTTTTTCTAAATCCATTATTGTACTCCTGCTACTTGGCTTTTATTTGTGAATATTTGTCTTTTAACATCTGTAAAGCATCTGATGTGCTTTGCATCCTTTCTGCGGATTCGTCGCGGTCAAGGATGTTAATGGTTACATCGGACCAATCGACGAAAGCGTCGAATACAAGTCCATCGGGGCCATTTCGGTTCTTAGCGACGAACAAGCGGCCCTTATTTGCTTGTTTATCTTGAACCGTTCTCGATAAAGAGAAGATGAAATCGGCTACGAAGCATTTGTTGAACGCTTCCGAGATCGCTTCCATCGTGATGACTTCTGCGTTGAGTCCGCCTCGGTTCGTCTGGGAAGCGGTCCAAATGGGAAGCTCGTAAGTTTGAGCAAGTCCTCGAAGGCCTTCGTAAGTTTCTTCCAATTCGTGTCGTTTTTCACCTGAACTCCTGACGGGACGCAATAGGTCCGCATAATCTACTAAAATCATATCCGGCTCGATGCCGCGCTTTCTCAATTTCTCAACATGGTTCTTGAGAGTTTGGACAGAAGCAGACTTCGTTGGATACTCTTTGATAATTAGAGTGCCTTCGAGGTCTTTTACCTTGTCCACAATTTCTTTTTGTCTCATTCTGTGTTCTGCGAGAGGAACATCTGTGATACAGCAGTCAAACCTTTGGCCGACGACAGTATCTTTGAGCTCCAAGGTATAATAGACAACAGTCTTTCCTTCAAGTATCGCTTGAGTTGCGAGATGAACGAGGACCATAGACTTACCAGCACCAGTAGGAGCAATGACGACGCCCAATTCGGACTTTCCAAGACCTCCCTTACAAATCTCATCCATTCGAGCCCAGCCAGTTGAAGATGGATCTCTTGAAACCAATTCAAAACGTTTAAGCAAATCTTTGCGAAAATCATGGCCGAAGTTGTTGTCTGTCCCAAGAACTAAGGCCTCCTTGATCACTTTCTCGATCTCTTCAAACGATGATGATTTAAGTAATTTTACTGATTGAATCATCGCACCTTTCAAGACTTGCTTGCGACAAAAATCGATTGCCTTGTCTTTGATGAACGCTGCTTCTTCCACTCCATCTGAAGTGTGGATTCTCGCATAAAACTCTCGCACAGATTGTGCTGTCGCTTTGTCATGATGATTTAATTCTGTTCTCAACAAAGTCATCATCACCTCTGAGTTTGGGTGTGTATTGTATTTGTCTCGATAGTTGATCAAGGTTTGTGCGAAGATTTGAAGATACTTCTTCTCAAAGAAGTTTACGTCAAGTACCTCGGTAATTTGATCGAAAAAAGGTCTGTCCTCCAGCATAAGTTGGCAAAGATTCTCCTGAAAGTTTTTGCCGAAACGCATAAAGGTCTCTTGCTCCATTGTGTTCATATGTCCTCCTAGATTTTATTGGTTATATAAGTATAACCCGTTTTGGTTCAAGTGTCAAATAATTTTATCTTTTTATTTTGTGAAAAATTTGTTGCAAAGCTGTAAAGTTAAGACTAACTGCGTCATCTTCGGAAAGCATTTGCGTAAACTTTACTTTATTAAAGTAAGGCTCGAAATCAATAATAGATTTTTTTATGATCTCGCGATTCATGGGTCTAATGTTTGGAAACTGCAACTGCATTATAGCATAGTTGTCCTTGATAAGCTTTTCGTTTCCTTGGATGTTTTCGTGAATCTTTAGCTTTTTACTTTGCATGGCGCAATCTCTAACTATATCTGCAACTTCGTACTCATCTTCTCGCGAGAGATAAGGGAATCGCTTTGCGATTGTTTTGAGGCCCGCTCCTTTGATTCCGGGAAGATTATCAGATGAGTCTCCGGCAATTGCTCTTGCCAAAGCAAAGTTTCGTGGATGAATCTTAAAGTCTTCAATAACGGTTTGCTCTGTCACAATCTTTTTTTGTATTGGGCGATAAATCTGAACGTCTTTTCGACATAATTGAAAGAAGTCTTTGTCGCTTGAAATAATAGTCTTTTTCCACCCCTTGTATCTATCATGATTAATTACCAAAGCGATGATATCATCTGCTTCTGTAAAGTCTGCGACAAGTTGGATAACGGGCATTTCATTAAGATACTCCATAAGCCTTACTTGTTGATAGCCTTTGTTGGCTTCTTCTTTATCCTCGGGCAACTCAACCATTCTTCGATTGAATCTCACAGGCTTGCGACCTCCTTTGTAGTCGCTATTCATCGAACGTCGACGTTGAGACCCCTCATGGCCATCCCAAGCGACGATGATTTCATCGGCGTTAAAATCCCTAGCAACCTTTTGAAGGCTCTTTAAAAAGCCAATTGTGCCGCCTACGGGCCAGCCTTTTTTGTTTAAGTGAGGGCTAATCACATAAGAGCGCAGAAACATGTTCAACGCGTCAATAATAATAACGTTTTTCATTTGTCCTCCAAGTTATTAATAATATAACATAAATTAAATTGTTTGTCAAGTAAAAAGTACAAAAAAACCCCGAAGGCGAACCAACGGGGCTTAGTGAGTTTCCTTCAAGAATTAACTTTCTTCGGACTCTTCGTCGATGTTGAAGTTCTTACCTTCGCTCTCGAACTTTTTGATGATTTCTTCATCCATGATATCAAATACAACAGATCTAAACTCATCATCTTTAAGTTTATCAACCCATTGTGAGCGTTGAAACTTAAACTCTTTGCCATCTCGGCCATAGAGCTTGTTCCAAGCACCTGCTTTAAAGCGATCAGAGCCTGAGGCTCTCAAGGCTTCCAGCCATGATTCTTCATCTTGGATCCCAACGTCTTTGCCCCAAAGAATCTTAAAGCCACATGTGCGACCTTCAGAACCGAAGCGAGACTTTTCAACCTTAACCTTGACTTCCGAGCCAATTCTTAAGCCGCTATCATCTGTGACATGAGCAGCTTTGGCCTTGCGCTTTGTAAGCCAGATTCTAAGAGAACAGAAGTATTCAATTGCCTTACCGCCGGGGGCGACATAGGGAGTTGTCATAGCTTCTGCAACATTTGAAGTAATGTTTGTCTTAAGTTGGTTGATTAGCAGCAATGTTGACTGCTGATTTGCCAATGGAATTGTAAGCTTTGGGAAAGCTTTTGCGAAGATGCGGGGCTTCACAGCCATTGACGATTGAGGATTAAAATCGCCTTCAAGATCCTTCTCGGAAGAAGTTGCAGCGATGGAGTCCCAAATAAACAAAAACTGAGTTTCTGGATATTCAGTCATTAGATCCTCAATTGTTTCCAAGGTTTTCTCGACTGAGACTGCTTGGATGTACATGAAATCATTATTGATGTCGATTCCAGAGTTTCCAAGAAACTTAGGATCGATTGCCGACTCTGCGTCAAAATAGACAACAAAGTGACCTTTCTTTTGTGCTTGTGAGGCGATCTGACAAGCCATATAAGACTTACCAGCAGATGATAAGCCAGCAAGTTCTGTAATTTTCCCTACGGGGATTCCAGCCATCTTACCTCGGCAAATGATAGAATCCAACCAGCGTGAACCAGTTGGAATCCATTCTTTAACCTCGGTAGGATTATCTTCATTTAGATCATGAGCGATGTCCAAGCCAACTTTTTTGTTGACGAACTTTTTCATGGCTGAGATGTCAATCTTACCAGCTTTTGTCATTAGGCAATCTCCCCATTCAGATAACATACTCCGAGTTCATCATTTGATTTAAACTCTGCTGTTTCCTCAGGTTCTTCTTCCGTGCCTGTATCTTCTGTTTCTTCGGAACCTGTATCTTCGACTTCTTCGGTCGCAGGTTCAGTAGTTTCTTCAGCCTCAACTGCTGTATCTACCTCTTCTTCCTTATCGCCACAGGCGAGGAACATTGATAATACTAAACTTAACATTTTAATCTCCTTGTGTTTCAGTTTCTTCTTGCGAGGTGGTCTCCTCGACTTTTTCCGTATTTTCGAGCTCTTCTGAGGTTGAATCTTCATCAGGGGCAATTTTTTCCACTTCCTCTGTTGGAGGATAGGTTGGTTGCTCAACCTGCTCGTTCACCAAAGATGGCTCTAATTTTTGCTCTTCTTCTCCGCAAGCGAAGAGAAGACTAAATAACATTAATCTCATTTTTTCTCCTTATTGTTTATGCTGTTTTTTCTTCTAAATTCCAAATCAATCCGTATTTGCTTGGGTCGCTAACTATTTCATCCCAAATGGTCTTAAGACGAGTAGATCGATACTGG